CGGCCAACCAGGGAAATAGGGAGCCAGATCCGGGATTAACGCGTGGTGCAAACCAAACGTTAAACGCGGACGAGGCAACACCCCCGATGTCTTGGACAAACTCACGGTGACGGACCCTACAAGCGGTTCGCCCTTTACTCTGAGAATACTGAATCATTGGTTCAGCTTTCTTAGACAGGACGACCTGACTCTGAACTGGGGGGTTAAGGAGGCGTTCAACGCCACCTAGACCTTTAAGTTTGGAGAGAGTAGGATCTAGTTTGAATTGCCGAGGTAGCCCACCCACAATCTGTGGGAGAGCCATCTTGGTCTTTAGTTCTTTCTTTAAGTCTTTCTTGGCCTTGGCCAGAACTTGACTTTCAATTTGCTTTTTGGATAATATCATGTAGTATGGGATACCTGACACGAAACAGGGACTGTACATATCTATTAATCATTACTCTCAACCGTGCAGTCTCTAGGCTTTTAGTCAATGTGACACTTAGCACGCATAAAGCGATTTTGGTTGATAAAAATAGATACCCCATTAAGCAATTGAGGAAAGAACCACCACATCCCGCATTAACCCTTCAGGTAGACACGCTTTTGGTCACTATAGGTATATAAACCTGTAGATCGTCGGAGTTCCGACTTAGACCAAAACCGTGGTGAATCATAATCATTTACATGATCATGAAACACATATTCTTCGAAGAAATCATCGTTATCAAAAGGCTTTTGCCATGGAACCACGGGAGGACTGTAGTCCTCTACTTCGAAACCCGGAATGGGACACCCCAATGTCATCTTGACATATGGTTGCCCATCTGACCGTTTCTTAGTAAGCTGATTGGCTAACCAAAGCTGGTCCGAAGTTATACGAAAGTTGAACCCAAGGGGGCAATCAACACCTAACCCTCCCAATGAGATGGGAAGGAATAGGTTTCGTGTAATCATTCGGTACTGCTTCTTGGTTCTAACCAATAGCACCGATTCCAATGCAATTTCTTCTCGATGTCGATTAAGAAATTTCTTTAGAATATCTACCTGTCGTCCTGGTAATGCTCCTTGGACGACCTCGTTGATTAGACAGATTATCTTCTGGTCCTTTGAGCTCTTCATAGAGCGTTTAAGGGACTGTCTAAGATAGTCTTCATCCGAGGATACAAAATCCGGTGACTCCTCCGTAGTTTGTTGAACCTTATGTATGCCTTCGAAAAGGCCTGTATTAAGGAAACTAACTGCCCAAGGGGTCGCGTTAACTGGATCCCTGTTCAAAGTTGAACAGTGGTAACTAGTAGAATTGATATTAGCATAATACTCATGCCAGTACGCTTTTCCTACACTCATCTCTAGGCCAATTTTATTGGCCACCACGGAATGTCTTTCGTAGACATCGCGGGGGGAACAAAATAACATATCATCCCCGTTCGTTAGAACGCGATTTAATCTGTCATTATGATCCAAAGAGAGTGATTTGTGGAAGTGTTTGGTACTGAGACAATATGTTCCTAGGTTGGCAATGCAGAGAATGACGAAGGATAAAATACTTCCCATTAACTGTCCATTGGCTTGTAGGGCTTTCAATTGTACACGGTTACCGTGACCAGTCGGATAATGTAAATAGTGGGGACCTAGAACTCTGAATGCGAGTTTTCTATACCAGGGCGAAAAGTCCTGTAATAGATACTCCAGAATTCTAGAAGAATACTTCCATGAGAGGTTATCCGTGGCTCCCTTATAATCTATAGATGCCCATCCCAACTTTTCTACAAAGTATGAGGAATGTATCTGAAGATCCATAAGGTCAGTTGGGGAGACCTCCCTGCCGATAAGCCGAAAACACGGCATATCGCGCATTACATTGTGAAGCGCCTTCTGAAGGGGTTTCATCATGTAATATGGGAGTGATTCACCTTTCGAGATAACACGTATCTTGAGAGGCTCCACTATTCCCTGTATCGTGCAAGATACGGGGTTCTCGATATCAACGAGTGAGAAATGGTCTCGCAAATCCATAAATTCGAAAATTCCGCAAGGAATTCTCTCTTCTATGATTTCGCAACCACTATTTCTTGACGTTCGAAGAGGCCGAAGGCATAAGAAGTCACTACCGGATATCACGCTAGATATGCGATCTCTACTATCGAATACTCGATTCAGTATAGACCCAAAACTACCGTCCATCCGTCTGGTGGCCTCAAAGCAAGCGCTTGTTGAAGGACTATGAGATCCTTCGTTAAGTCGAAACGCCTGCAAGACATCTTTTTCTCGGTTAAGTCCTTTTCGGATTTGATCGAGAGCAAATAAAAATGTCTCCTCTTCAAAAATCTCATCTATAGTTTCATTCGACCCTGTATCAGGCTTTGACAAAGCCTTCTCATGATCGATGTACGCCTTCTGAATCATAGATTCAGAAGCCGGTAACGTGCAACGCTTGCACTGAAACCAAGAATAAAATAAGTGGGAATTCTTCCGATTGAAAGCAATCAGTCGATTTTTAAACCATTTCTTTATCTTCCCCTTAAACTGAAATTGATGATCAGCCGAGGGGGGGTCTTCGTTTCTCAAGTATCTGGCCATAGGAAAGGATAACAAGTATTTAACTCGTTTAACCCATAATTCCTCAGATACAGGAGCCTGATTCAAGAATGCTGTGATTTGCTCACAGGCTTCTTTTATCAGGGGCTTACCAGCACGATGTTCTTCAAGAACATTGGTAAGACCACGAAGAAGGAAGGAAGTTCTTTGCGCTACAATTACAGTAAGAGCAACCGCTTCCTTTCGATTGCAAGGTGGAGACTTCTCCACGTTGTTGTCAAAACAATTTTCATAGATACAAGTATTCAATTCAGCTATAGAAAAGCCTTCTACCGGATCAAGGAAATAACCTAATGGTTTATCTTGAAACGGAGCACTTTCCTCATGCCGCTCTTGAGATATATGATCTGAATCGTAACCGAACCACTCTTCA